CACCACGGTCAAGGGGGTCAACAACCCGCCGCAGCGCATCTTCCGGCCGATCCCGGCGGGCTTCGTGGTGGTCAAGGACGATTGGAAGGTCAACTTCGGCGATGTCGATACGGGCGGCCAGCGCACGTTCATCGGGGTCTACACCCGCACCCTGAAGTCCTATGACGGCGGTGGCGCGACGAGCAACGGATACAGCACCGTGTCCGGCCGCCGGCAATGGTGGTCGCCCACGCAGACGGTAATTGCCCCGGCATCGCTCGGGTTCAACACCGATGCGGACGGGCAGAACACCGCCGTGTCCGTGTTCAACGCCAACACCAACGCGGCCGCGTACAACGTCGGCACGCCCCAGGACTACGCATGAGCGTGAGCGCGTACATCACCGCAGGCGCGACCGTCATCCCCACGCTTCTGCCCACGCAGGAGATGCGAAGCACGGCGCGGCAGATCGGCATTGCGGAGGAGGATCTGTTCCGCGTCGATGTCCCGGTGGGCATGACGCAGCACACGCGGGCAAGCGTCCTCGTGGCCTCCACGCAGATTGCAACGCTGTACGGTTCTACCACCGTCAGTCTCACCCTCGAGGATTCAAGCGGACGTACGGTCGTTCTGTCGGGCTTGTATGCCCGTCCGCAGCAACCGTTCTTTTGGCGCGAGTCGGGCGGCGTGGTCATGGTTGAGCTGGTGGACGAGCGGTGGTATTGGAAGTTCTCCAGCGCGGCCATCCTGAACACCAACCTGTCCCCTACTTGGTCAAGCGATGGGCGCTGGCGGGTTGATTCGACCCGCACCTATTCGGATCTCATCACGGACATTGGGACGGTGGCATCCGGCGACAACCTGACGATGCCCACGGGCTTCACCACGCAAAGCCCGGAATACATCCGCCGCCTTGCAGACCTGTGCGGATCTCCCAACGTCAGCCTCTCCATCCTGCTTGATGCCATCGCATCGGCTAATCAGCAAATCGTTGTATCGACGGGCAGCGCCACGCGGTTCATCAGCCGAACGGGCCTCAAAACGCAATACAACGGGGCGATGAACACCTATCAGACGGCCATGCGCGGTGGTATGCAGCCTGTCAATGGCGCTGCGCTGTCCACAGACGCGCTAGTCAGCCTGTGGAACGCGACCGGGTACCAGGCTCGCGCTCCGCAGATTGCCTCGGTGGTCATGCCCCGGCGCAGCGTGGAAGGGCGAACGGTGTTCAACAACGTCACCATCGCCAATACCCCGGCGGCCGACATCAACTTCAGCCAGCAGGCCGTTGATACGCAAGGCGCTACCCCGACCTGGGTGCGCGCTCCCAACGACATCGGCTCGGCTTACCTGACGGATGCGTCCATTGTGGTGAACGATGCCACGGGCGCGGAGCTGACCACTTCGCCCGGTTGGAACCCGGCCACTTCGCGCACCAAGATCCGAGATGATTATGTGTCCCGCAACAGCAACATCCCATTCGGGCGGACGGTGTGGGCTGGCTGGATTCCGTGGTACACGAGCGCTTCTGTCAACATCGGGCAGATCGGCAACGTGTCCTACCGGATGGCAGAGATAGACGGCGAGCTTGCCCCGTACACGATTAGCGAGGCCCGCGAGGACGATTGGCGGTTCGGGTTGCAGGGTACTTCGGAGGTAAACCCGTCCGACCTTGTGACGGCCAAGGGTAACGCCCAGGCGTACCGCAACCTCGTGGGCGCAACCATCATCGACGTTCCGCCGCCGATGTGCCGGGTGTTCCCTGCCAAGATCACGGGTTCAGAGCTGTATACCAACTGGCGGTGGCGGTACTCGTTTGAGGAAGTCGAACCGAATCCGGCCGCTGGTGCAGGCGGAACTCCGAGCGTTGCCATCGGCGCGTATGGGCGCAGCGGGTCCATTTTGGCGCGCAACATGGCAGAGAACGCCAACCTGAACTACGGCACGGGCGACACGCGCAACTTCATTGCGCCAGGGGTCGCGCAGAGCGACTACACCAATGCGACCATCCGAGCGGTTGCCATTGCCAACGACACCATCGTGATGATGGTGGAGCAATTCCCGACCTCGTACACGACCGGGTCGCCGCCATTCGGGCCGCAGTATTGGTTCTCGATGCCGAATGCCGTGGTGGTTGAATGCACCGCTGGCGGCGCAGGGTTGACCTCTGACGTTGACGGCGGAACCTACTCGGGAGGCGATTGATATGGGCATTCTGCACAAGCGAAACAATGTGGCTGGTGTTGCTCCGGCTACCTCCGAACTTACTGCTGGCGAAATTGCCATCAACACCGCAGATGGCCGGATCTACACCCGCAAGTCAGATGGGACAGTCGTTGCCCTGAACCCTGTGTACGCGGCGCTAGCGCACTCGCACGCAATTGCAGACACCACCGGGTTGCAGACAACTCTTGATGGCAAGGCGGCAACGTCGCACACTCACGTTGTGTCCGATGTCTCCGACTTGGTTGGTGCGTTTCGCTTGTCTCCGCTGTCTGCCGCGCACCGTATATATGGAGCTGCAAATGCAGCCTCGTTTGGCGCGTCTGCACTCACCGCAAACAGGCTCATGATGAGTCCAATGGTCGCCCCTGCATCGTTCACGGCTGCGTCTATCAAGCTTGCTGCTACCTCTGCGGTTGCAAGTTCTGCGTTTGCGCTTGGCATCTACGCGTCCGGCGCGAACGGGTGGCCCACGGGCGCACCGTTGGCAAACTCCGGTTCGTTGAGCGGAGCCGCCATCGCGGAGCTGTCGGCGGCCATTTCGGTGTCCATTGTTCGCGGGAATCAGTATTGGCTTGGTGTGATGTCTGGCTCTCCAGCAGCAACCGTGCGTCGACATTCTGTTGGAGCCGTGTATAGCCTTGGTCAAACCGCTGCTGGTACTGGACAACTCGTGTCGATTTTGCGGACGATTACGTTTGGAACTTGGCCAGACTTCACAACCACGCCCGTCGATGTTTCAGAACTAGCAACAAACCTCCCGGCTGCGGTGATGATTACGACCTAATCTACGGATTTCGACGCGCCCCGCGTAATATGAGGAACCAACATGGCGACCACTTGGAACATCATCTTTGAGCAGGGCGCGGAATTTCAGGCACAGGTAACGGTCAGCGATTGGCCTGCGACCTACCCCGCGCTTGCAACGGCCACGGATTGGCGGCTCCGCGTGGCCCAGGCTGGCGAGGCGGCCTACCTGACGGCAAACACGGCCAACTACATCACGCTGAACGGTGCAAAGACCGTGGGGACCATTGTGATTCCTTCGGCCATCACCAACGCGTTCCCGTGCGGCAACGCGCTGTATGACCTTGACATCCTGTTCCCCAGCAGCGTGGTTAAGCGGTTGATCTCGCTCGGTTCGGCACAGGTCAACATCTACGCGGGGTCCGTCTAATGCCCGAACAGGTATCCATCTCGGTGGTTGATTCGGGCGTGACCGTTTCCGCTGGCGCTGTTGTCAGCGTGACCGCTGGCACGGGCCTGACGGGCGGGACCATTACCGCCACCGGAACCATCGCCGCGGACTTTGCAGCCAGCGGCGCGGCTACGGCGGGCAAGATCGTGGAGGCTACGGATAGCCGCCTGTCGAACGCCCGCACGCCGTCAACGCATGGCAGCACGCACGGGTCGGCTGGTAGCGATCCAATCCCCGCTGATGGTTTGGCGCAGTCGCAAGTCCTGAATCTGACCACGGACCTCGCGGCTAAAGTCCCGACCACCCGTTCGATCATTGCTGGCGCTGGGTTGTCCGGCGGCGGAACGCTTGCAAGCAATGTGGCGTTGGAAGTGCTGTTTGGCACGCTGACGGATACTGTGTGCGTTGGCAACGATGCGCGACTCTCTAATGCGCGCACCCCGACTTCTCACGGCAGCAGTCACGGCAGCGCTGGCAGCGACCCTATCCCGGCTGCTGGCCTCGCGCAGTCCCAGGTTGCCAACCTGACTACCGACCTCGCGGCCAAGGCGGCGAATAGCATCGTGCTGACTGCTGGCACGGGCCTGACGGGTGGCGGCGATCTGACCGCTAGCCGGACGTTTGCGGTGTCGTTTGGCACGGCATCGACCACGGCGTGCGTTGGCGACGATGCGCGCCTGTCGAACTCTCGAGCGCCTACCGGGGCGGCCTCGGGCGACCTGTCAGGAACCTATCCATCCCCGACCGTTGCCAAGATTCGCGGCACGGCCGTTTCGTCATCGGCCCCAGCCAATGGCGATTTGCTGCGCTACGTTTCCGGCACGACTCAATGGGAGCCTGGACCGGGTGTCGATGTGCAGCTCTTCGTCACTTCCGGGACATGGACAAAGCCGAGCGGCTGCCGATCCGTGCAGATTGTGTGCATCGGCGCGGGTGGTGGCGGCGGCAGCGGCCATGCCCACGCATCAGGCAATAAGGGCGGCGGCGGAGGTGGTGGCGGCGGCGGCATCACGGAGCTGACGTATCGCGCCGTGGCTCTTCCTGGTTCGCTCACCGTCACGGTGGGTACAGGCGGCACGGGTGGCGCGGGTGTTTCTGCAAACACTAACGGCAACCCAGGCACGGCGGGCGGCGCATCGTCAGCATCCGCGTCCGGCATTACCTACGCCTACGCGGCTGGCGGCAACTTTGGCGCGGGAGGGACGAATTCGGGTGGCTCCGGTGGCGCGGCCCTCAGTGATGGAAGCTCGTTGTGGTGGGGTGGTGCTGGTGGCTCGGGTGGCGCGGGTGGCTCGAATGGAACGACTCCGAGCAATTCGCAGGGCGCACCAGGCGGCGGTGGCGGTGGTGGAATGTCATCGGGTGGCACAACTCATGCTGGCGGATCAGGTGCTACGCGGGTTGGCATTGGAACGGGCGGCGCGGGTACGGGCGGGGCAGGAAGCAACGTGGGCTTCTACGGTTCGGGTGGCGGTGGTAGCACCTCGTCAAGTGGCACAAGCGCCGCTGGCGGCGTGGGCGGCTACGGCGCGGGCGGCGGCGGATCGGGGGCATCCACTACCGCTACGGGCGCTGGCGGCAACGGTGGCGGTGGCCTCATCTGCATCATTTCCTCGTGGTGAGCCATGACCATCGAAACCAAGAATGCCGTCGAATTTTGGATGAAGCCCGCGCAGCTTGTGGTGGCGGTCATTGCCATTGCCGGGGCGTTCGTCTACGCGGGGCAGCGCAGCGAACGGGACGAGCAGCAGACGCGCGCCTTGGACAAGATGGCAACCGAGATGGAGAAGATCCAGCAGGCGACCGGGGAGGGGAATGCACAGATCCGGGTCATCAACGTCCGCATCGGGGCGCTCGAGGAGCGCGTGGGGAAGATCGAAAAGCGATGAGCCGGGTATGGCTTGCCTTTGCGGCGGTGGCCCTGCTGGCGGTCGCGTGCAGCCCGGTGGAACGTATCGCGGGTGATACGAACGCCATCCGCACGGATGCCCAGGCGCTTATTGACCACGGCCACGCCATCAAGGATGCGGAGGTGGTGGAGCGCGCCACGCGCATTGACACCACGGCGGCCGACATCCACGTTCAGCTCACCCAGGTGCAGGACATCACCCCGGCATGGCTTTCGACCCTGCGGTGGTGGGGCATCGGCGTGGCCGTGGCGGGCATCGCCTTCCTCGTATGGCAATCGGGCATCGGCACGGCCATGCGCGTTGCAATCGGTTGGCTGCCGCGAAAGAAAGTGACCCAGGCGGAACTCGCCGTGGATATGCTAGACCCCAACCGACCCGAAGGGGATCGGGAGTACGTTGCCGCGATGCGGGCGCAAGACCCGGAATTCGACGCGGCGTTCCGCAAGGCACAGACCCGAAGAAAGGCTTGATGATGCTTCTCGCAGACCTCTCCAGTTTCGTTGGCTCGGTGTGGGCGGCCGCCCTTTGCTTCTGCCTCGGCGTTGCCGGCGGCATCTACCTCTGCAAGCGCGGAATCATCAAGTGACGCGCCTGCTCATCTTCATCGCTGCGCTTGTCATCGTGGCATGAGCGGCATCCTGAACGCTTCGTGTTGCTGTCCTGCCGTGACTTGTTTGCCACGCAGGCCATTTCGCATCACGTTGCGGGCGCGTGCTGCCAATGAGTTGTGGGACAAAACGGATGTAACAACGGCTCTATGTCCGGGCGCGGCTCCGTCTTGCGATGTGCCAACGATTGACTGCAATTGCCCAAACTACGCTAGTTGCCTATCAACATTCACGCCACAGTCGGGCAACTGCAACACCCCGGGTATTGACAAGCACTATATCAGCACGTTTGAGATGGATACGTTGGTTGTGACGCTGCCATACGTTGACACGATTACAACGTCACAGCCTAGTCAGCCAGGTTGCGGATGGTTTGCTGATATCAGCGGCACACTTACTCAATCCGGTCTTTCGTACATTGGCGAAAGAGAAGTTGACCGCAATCAGGCTGACGTTGACTACCGAAGAGATTTCACCGGATGCGCTTCGTGCGTAACGTGGACAACTTCGGGTGAGACGGACGAAACGCAAACGGTTACCGCCGCATACGCCTATCGGTGTGTTTACGGAACGCCTCCCGCGTATATGTCCGTTAGCCGTCCAAACATCGGGACGTATGTCAATTGGACATGGGAAATTACGGGTGGACAATTCATCATCAAGAATGCAAGCGGCGTAACGCAGTCAACCTACAACCTTGCGACACGGACGTTGGCACAAGCCGTTACAGATATTAACGCCGACCCCGCCGTCATTGCTACCGGGCCAGTTACTGCTGTTCCTGCGGATTCGTTTCCCGCAACCTTGATGTACGACAGGCCCGCAGCTCTGCTTCAAACAACTCCTGCGGTTGATCGTGTTTGGCTTGAAGTTCAATACACGACTGTTCAGCGTTATCAAGATGGATTGATGGGACCGCGTTGGATCATTGGCAACACTCCGCTAGGTGATCCATGCTTGCAGGAGTTCCCGCTGAAGGCAGGTTGCGACACTACGTCCGATCCCTATGACTACACGGGCGGAACGGATGCCGCTGCGGAGCTGGTCTTCTGCAACGGCATTGGAACTCGGTTCCTTGATTGGACTACGGAGTATGACCCGACAAGTGGACTCAACGATGAGTGTTTGGGTTGGGTTGTCGGATGGGGCGGGACGCTAGAAAACTACCCCCTTGGTTACTTTGATTGCGACTCTGAAACGGGCGACATGACCTGGGTTGAGACCCTTCCGTGTGAAGACTTCGCAGGCGGAACGGTGTGGACTCTTGGTCTTGGCGCATATGGCAACTTGGCTACTACCACTACTGGAAGCGGCGAAGATATGTGCAGCGATTTCAGCACGCTGTCTCCTACCTACTGTTACACCACGGCCAATTTGAACGGTTGCGATTTCTGCGACTGTGGACCAAACGCAGGGCGTGATTGCATCAAAGAAACCTACAGGCGTGGATGGCGCGTCTACAAGTCATTTATCATTGAACGACTATGAACACCAAAGCGGTAGTCACCAATCAGTATGGCGCGTATACGCTGGAACTCCATCAAGACGGAACCGTCACGGTTCTTCAATTTGACGCTGCTCCACCAGGCAAGAAATTCCGGGGTTTGGGCGATGTCATTGCTGCAGGAACCAATGCCGTTGGCATTCCTTCATGCAAGGGTTGCAGGCGCAGACAGGAGGCGTTGAACCGCCTCGTCCCGTTCGCAAACGAAAACCCCCCGCCTGCTGGCCAACTTCCTGCGGCCGCAAGCGGGGGGGAGAAGAACGACTAGCCTACGGTCAGAAGGGTACGTCCGCCGGGTCAACCTTGGCCGGCGCAATCGGCCCGATGACGCGCATGACCTGTAGCGTCTGCCCGATCCGGGCGACCTCAAGGCGCATCTCCTTGTCCACGTTCGCGTCCGCCAAATGGCCATACTCGACAATCGAGGTGGCGATCCACGCCGCGCCGTATTCGCCCACGGCGTTGATTGCAATGGGCTTGCCTGGGCGGCGCACCACGCGCAGGATCTTGAACTCGCCCTCGTACTCGTCGGGGTAGCCGTCGGCTGCCTTGGGGGTTTCCGGGGCCGGGTTGGCCTCCTGCTTGGCCGTGCGCTTGCGGATGGGCTTCGGGGCATCCTCCACCACCAATGCCTCTGCGTCAATCGTAGGGGCTGCGGGGGCGGCAAGGGCGGCGCGGGCCTTGGGGGCTTCCTCGGTGATCTCGGTCTCGCCGTGGGCTTCGACGTACACCGGGGCCGCGCCAAGCGCGTCCGGGCAATGCTGCTTGTAGCCGCTTGAGATGCAGCGGGCGAAGAGCATGGCCTTCGGCCACTTGCGCCAATTGTCCCCGCCAAGCTGCGCCCGCTTCGCATCGTCCATTGAGAAGGTCGTGGTCCCGATCTCCTCCCACTTGTTCTCCGGGCTGCGGCCGAAGAACACGATGCTGCATTCCGTGTCCGTACAGGCGGCGCGGTAGTCGTACTTCCCTGCGCGCTTGATGGCGGCGGCCATCAGGTTGGCGGCCAGCACGGCCTTGCCCTTGATGATGTGCAGCCCCGTCATCGCGTCATAGTCCGACAGTCCGAGGCCGCGCCCGATGATGATCTTCGCGCACGCTGCGGCCTCGGACTGAATGTCGGGGAACATCCCTGAAGCCTTGAACACCTGGGCGACCGACATGGGGTCAAGCTGCGCTTGCCCGATCCTTGCGAGTTCCATATGCATCTCCTCATGTACGCGGAGCGCCGCGCCCGTCCCGCGCAACGTGCGAGGGCGTAATCAGTATACGGCCCGGTAGCCGAAAGTCAAGCGGCCGAAATGGCGATGACCGTCTGCGCGGTCGGCCCGTATGCCTTCGTGGCCCAAATCTCCACCACTTGGGCATCGTCGCGGTAGGCAATGCCTGTGAGCGCATCTAGCGTGGCGCGCACGAGCTTGTCGGTGTCCGGTTTGCCGGGGAACGTGCGTGCGGCCGTTCGCAGCCCACGCGCCCCGAAATGGCTGGCGGGGCGGACGAACGAGAACGCCACGCGCACGCTGACCGGGCCGTCCACCACGGTCGCGCCGGCGGCGTAGGCCGCTGCCGCCACGGCGGCGCGGTAGGGCTTGACCTTGGCGCTTGACTCCACGAGGACGATGCGGCCACCCCTGCGGAAAACGGTCTTACTTCCCTGCGGCGCGGCTGCGCCGGGGACGCTGAACATCAACGCGCCTGCTTGGCCTGCTGGCTCTTGCAAAGTTCCAACTCCTGCTGTAGTTGATTCCCGGTACGCATGATCCGCGCCATCTCCCGGCGGATGCGAATTACCTCGTGCATCGCCTCAATGGTGAGGGGGTCGGTAGTCGCGCTGCCCTTGATACGGTCCACGATGTCCTCGTCCTCCTCCTGGCGCGGCATTCGTCACCCCTCACCCGCATAAAGGATGCGCTCAACGTGCGTGGGCAGGACGTTGCGGCACTTCTGCGCTTCCGCCTCGGCTCTGATGGCGCGGTCGCGCCAAGTCGTGCCGTTGGGATTTTGCACCGTAGGGCGGTCGCTATAGACCAGCAGCTCCATGCGTGCAAGCATGGCCTCCGCGGCAACCGCCCGCGCTCTCCAATCCACACACGGATCTTCCATCGCGCCGTCCTCCTTTCGGAGCAAACGTACACGGGCGGGGATACTAATCATGCAAACCTCCTGCCGCTTTTCGTGCGGCGGCGGTCTTTCCTTGGAGGATGCGGCGGATGGCGCTGACGGACACTCCTAGCTCCGCAGCGATGATGGCCTTGCTGACCCCGCGACGATGCGCCGACAGGACGGACGCAGCCTGTTGCAATGTCACCTTGCGCTTGATCCCCACAAGGCGGCTGACCGTGGACCGATGCACCCCCCACTTGATTGCGATGGCCTTGGGCTGCATCCCGGCAGCCTCGTCGGCAATGATGCCGGCGCGGACGGATTCTGCGGTACGCCTCATCCTGCGACCTCCCTTCGGATCTTGATGTCTGCCGACACCTTGAACACCAACCGCGCAATGTGCGGGTGCTTGTCGTTGATGACGATGGCGGCAATGTCGCGCCCGGTCGCATCGGAGAACACCACTTGCGTGGATGGCCTCACCGTGATTGCCAGCAGCTTCTGATGGGAAATGTCAACCATCGGCCACCTCCATCGCCTTGAGGCTGTCGGCCACGAACGACACCACGCGGCCAAGGTATTCCGTGCGGACGTTGTCGGCGGTGTCGCCTTGCTCCCACATCGCCACGCTCGAGATGCGCGTGGCAATCACGGCATCTTGACGCTTACTCTCCCCGATGTCCACAAGCAGCGCGTGGACAAGCCAGTACCGCACCGGGAATGCGTCCGCGTGCGTGCTAGTGACGTTGTCCAACGGATCGCACCCGATGGCCGCGATGCCAGGAACGCCATCCTTGTTGGTCGCGGGCATGGCAAGAGTGGCCGCAATGGCATCCTCGTCAACGTAGTTCGGCAGTCCGTCCAAACGCCATTGCACTTCCAAGATGGTGGGCGTAGCCCAACGGTTTTCGGTAGTCATGCGGTCACTCCTGACCCGTTACCTTCGAGGATGCGCCGCATCTTGCTCGAGACCGTGGCCGCGTTCACGAGCTGCTGCATGGGGAAGTCGGACGGGATGCCGACCTCTTCGGACAGCGCCACACCGTCAAGCGACATGGCAATCAGGCTCCAATCCAGCAGGCGCGGATCGGTGGGCGTGCGCTGCCAGCGCGCCAAGATCGTGACCTCTACGGTCTTGGAGGCAACGTATTCGCCCGCGGAATCGCCCGCGGTAAACAGATCGGCGGACATGGTCACGCCGTGGATGCGGGTGAAGATCCCGCGGCTATCTTCGTTGCTCACCATCGGTATTCCTCCGGCATGGGGAAGAGGGTTGTGGGGTTGGGCCGCGACAGGACGCACACCTGTGCATGGCGACCGCTCGAGGCTACGCGGGTAGCCCCGGTCCAAGTGATGAGACCCTTGGTACGCAGCTCGCTGCATCGCTTCCACGCACCGATTGGAAGGCCCGCGGCTGCCGCCGCCTCCTCATCGGTCAGGCCGTTCGGGCTGGCGCGGTACGCCTCAAGCAACTTGGTCTGCATCCCCTTGGCGGGGACCGCCATGCTGTCGGCGGCCGCGTGCGAAGTCCACGGGTCGGTTCGCCGTGCGCTCACAGGATCACCTCCGTCTTGGCATGGACCGTGAGGAACATCCGGTCGGCGGTGTCGCGGCGGTCAAGCGCGTCCTGCCATGCGGCCTCGTTGTCCGGGTCGATGTGGTGGAACTCGGCGTGGGTGCGGAGGACTTCCTGGCTGACCGCGTCGGACAATTCCCGAGCGCAGGCAAGCAGCACATCCCCGTAGATTCGGCCAAGGGTGGGGTGGTTGTTCAGGGCATCTTCGACGGTGACCTTGATCTTCATTGCAATCTCCTCGTGATTTCGCGGCTTCCGCAACGTGCGTCCACCGCTTGGTGGTGTTATACGCATCGGTATCGGCAGGCGCAAGCCCTTGCCTGAAATAATTCCGTCCACTTTTCCACATTTTGCGGCGAGGCAATCAGACCCCTATAGCGTGGTGAGGCATGGCGAAACGACCAGCCGCGCTCCCGTTCCAAGTCACGCACCACGGGAAGAACATCCACATCGTGGACTGCACCGGGACTTCGTTCCGCGAGTGGGAGCAATACATACTTTTGAGATCGGACGCACACACCGACAACACCAAGTGCGATAGGAATCTTGAGGAGAAGCACCTTCGCCAAGCCAAGGAGCGCAACGCCATCATTTGCGATCTTGGAGATTGCCTCGATTTGATGTGTGGCGTTTCGGATAGGCGGCAATCCAAGGCGATGCTCCGCAGTTCACACGCTGCTGCCGCGTACTTCGACGCTGTCATCAACGAGACGGCGGAACGCTACGCACCCTACGCGCCGTGGTGGGCGGTGTTGGGGCAAGGCAACCATGAGAGCGCGTGGCTCAAGCACCACGAGACCTGCCCCACGGCAAACCTTGTTCGTGCCATCAAGTCGATCAATCCGAAATCGCAGATGGGCGCAGGCGGCTACGGCGGATGGATGAAGGTTCGCGTCAATATCAACAACACGAACCTCACCTGGACCATGCGCTATCACCACGGCAGCGGCGGCGGCGCGCCCATGTCGATGGGCGTACTAGACAGCCGGCGAATGCTCTCGTGGCTTGAAGGCGTGGACTGCATCGCCGTGGGACACAACCACCATTCCAACATCGTGGGCATTGCCCGCGAGTACCTCGAGACCCGCAACGGCGTGTACGAGGTGCGGCATCGTCATTGCGACTTCGTGCGGTGCGGGACGTACAAGCAGGATTGGGGTGACGGTTCGGGCGGATGGATCGTAGAGAAAGGTCCAGGCCCAACGCCGCTCCGCGCCAAGTGGGTGCGTCTGTTCATCCGATGGGACACCCAGGATGACAAGGACGGCGGCAAGGCACGCGGTCATCCTCGCATGGCCTGGGACGTAATGGACGCGCAATAGGAGGCATCCCATGCGAGTTCGACTCGGTGGCAAATACTGGACGCTGCGCTTTGCGTCGAACATGAGGGACTTCGGGGACATGATCGACCCCGGCAAGGCCGCTGGCCGCCTCATCCGTGTGGCGACTTGGCCGTGCGAAAAGGATCGTTTGGACACCACGATCCATGAAGCCCTCCACGCCCTGCTTCCCTTTGCAGATGAGGAGTGCGTGACGAAGTCCGCCACCGACATCGCCCACCTTCTGTGGCGGCTTGGGTATCGCCGAATTGTTGACGGCAAGCCCGTTGAGTAGGGGTACACTTGAGCTGCGGTGATGTGGGTGTAGTAGGCCGAAGGCCAAGGCGCGATTCCCACTTGTGCCGGCGCACAAGACCGTAAGGCACGACCGCCGGCGTATACAGCAATGGGGTAATGAAACCTACCGCCAGGGCAGGGCGCGATGCTGAAAGCACGCGCTGCTGTCCGCTGGATCGAATGCGCCACAGATGTTCAAATATGTAGCACTTTCGTACACGTTATTCGGATGTGTCGATTCCGCGTACACGCGGTTTTCCGGGGCCGGAAAAGAACACGGCGCGGATCTTGCGATCAACGCGCCGCGCTTCCGGGGGTTAAATTGTCGGGCATGGGCTGCACTCGCAGACCATCGCAAAAACAAACGCCCGACGAGCGCAGGATAGCGCGGCGTATTGCGATGTCAAATGGAAACGGCGTGGGCCGAAACCCACGCCGTTTCTTGCGCTTGCATGGTGGCACGAAAGTGCTATCATGCGGGCGTCTAATTCCTGCGCGGTTGCATTGTACCGTACCTGGCCTCAGGGTCAACAAAGCCGCAAGTG